GGTCGCTGACTGGTACGACGATGCGATGGTCCAACTCTACCCCAAAATCGGGGATGTCGAAAAGATTCCCGCCTTTGATGCTGACAACCGCATCGGCAAGCAGTTGTTCTATTACAGGGTCTATGCTGCAGGTGTGAAGTCCTATCCCCTCCCCGAATACATGGGGGGCTTGGCTTGGATTGAAGCGGATGTGCAGGTTGCGAACTTCCACAACAATAACCTGCGGAACAACTTTTGGGGCGGGTACTTGATAAACTTCAACAACGGGATTCCTACACCCGAAGAACAGGGCGACATTGAGCGGCAGATTAAACGCAAGTTCAGCGGGACCGATAATGCTGGACGCTTTGTGGTGACTTTTAATGATGATGTCAGCAAAGCCCCGACCTTGGAACCGCTGACTCCGTCAGATATGGATAAGCAGTTTGAGATTCTCAACAAGGCCATCCAGTCCGAAATCTTTATTTCGCACAGGGTCGTCAACCCCATGCTATTCGGAGTGAAGACCGAAGGCCAACTGGGTGGACGGCAGGAACTGGTGGAGGCTTACGAACTATTCAAGGCTACCTATGTGAACGACCGAGTGCGGAAGGTGGAGCGGATGATGAATTACTTGGGTTCGTTCAATGGAGTGGAGGGCATGGAACTGATTCCCGTGGAACCCATCACGGAGCAATTAAGCGAAACCGCAATGATTCAAGCAATGACGCCGACCGAACTGCGAGAAAAAGCAGGACTGCCCGCCATTGAAATCAAGACCGAGAGCAGCGTGCAGGATGTCATCACGGCCATTAATAGCCTCTCTCCGCTCGTTGCAAACAAGGTGCTGGAGTCAATGTCACCAAACGAAATCCGTGCGCTTGTATCGCTTCCTGCAAAGGCAGAGGGCCAAGGGCTGATGACTCCCGCTGGCACGCCTTCGGATGTGGTCGGACCCAATCCCCAACCCGACGAGCAACCGCAAACCCCCGCCATGATGGGGAATGACAACATCAAGAAACTATCGGGCCGTGAGTACCAAAACCTCATGCGTATCGTCCGCCACTACGCACAGGAGAAAATCACGCTGGAGATGGCCCGCACCATGCTATCCGCTGGATTCGGTCTAACCCCCGAAGAAGTGAACACGCTCCTTGGCGTGCAGGAGCAGGCCTTCAGCGAGCCTATGTGGGGCGAGGAAGACACCGAGGACTACGGATGGGGGGAAGAAGAGTTCAAGGTCTTAGAGGTGGTCGCTAGTAAGTTTGGGAGTAGTTCCGACGAGTATGTGGTCATGCACTCCAAGCCAATGCGGTTTGATGCTGACTTGGACGACCAGGTCCGTCAAGCCTTCGCAGAACTTGGCGAGGAAGAAAAGGAACTGGATAAAAAAATTGAAGCCTACCGCAAGAAGAACCGTGACGCATCCGTGGAAGAAATGGCCAAGGAGTTCGGGGTCAGCAAGGCGAAAGTCGCTAAGAGGGTCGCTTACTTGATTACCAAAGACCGTTACCCCATTGCCCGTACCGTGGACCAAATCGCCAAGGAAGGCGCAAAGCCAACGGATGAACCCGTGCTGGAGGTCCGCTACAAATACTCTTGGGCGGCAGGTTTCAGCAACAAGGACAAACGGACCAGCCGTGAGTTCTGCAAGGTCATGCTGGACCTCGCTGACCAAGGCAAGGTCTATACCCGTGACGACATCAACGGCATCTCCAACATCATGGGCTACTCCGTGTGGAATCGCCGTGGTGGTTGGTATCACACGGCCAGCGGAGTGAATCGCCCCCAATGCCGCCATGTGTGGGAGCAGCAAATTGTAATCCGCAAAGGCAATAAAATCACGAAAGCATGAAGGCACTCTTTATCAGCGAACAAACCCTGCTGGACAACTCGGTCATAAACGAGAATGTTTCCTTTACGCAGATTCGGCCTACCATCGTGAAGGTGCAGGAGATGCGGATTCAGCCGATAGTCGGTTCAGCCCTGTACTCGGAAATGGTGACGCAGGTGGTGAGCGGCACAACGACTGCGCTCAACACCACCCTGCTGGAGGACTACATCCAACCCGCTATGGTGCAATGGCTCTACTACGAGTTACCCATGGTATTGGCCTTTAAATACATGAACAAGGGAATGGTCCGCAGAACCAGCGAGGAATCTTCCCAAATGTCCATGGACGAAATCACCCGCCTCACCGACAAAGTGAAGAATGATGCGGAGTGGTATTCCGAGCGCATCACCCGCTACCTCATGGAGAACCGCACCGACTATCCGCTCTTTAACTCCCCGCCATCGGCCCTTGATACTATTTACCCGAACGGAACCAACTACAACACAGGGATGGCATTGGATGCCCGCACCCTCCGCCGTGGTGCTGGGCTTGATAGACCATGGCCATACGGTTACGACCCCTACTGCAACAACTGCTAACGATGGGCGCACATTCTAAAAACATTTTGAAACTACAAGCCTATGTCTTGGATACGAATAAAGCAAGCACTACTTGCGCTTGCAAATGCCCACCCTCAAGTAAACTCGTTCGGGACGGGGGACCCTCTTGCAATCGGAACGGACAACACCATCAACCTGCGAACCCCAAGCCGTGAGCGAATCGTCTATCCGCTCGTCTTTGCGGATGTTCAGTCAGCGAGTACGGATTTGGGCAGTTTGGTTCTTACTGTGGGTGTCTATTTTTCTGACCGAGTGGAATCCATTGCCACGATGGGTGGCGTGGTTTCGGGCAGTCCGACGCTGGGTTGGCAAGACAACGAAGACGAGGTTTTGAGCGACCAACTGCAAATCGCTCAGGACTTCATTTCAAGCCTCACAAACGACCCGACGCAAGAGTGGACCCTAAGTACCAGCGTCAGCCTTACGAGGTTTGTAGAGAGCCGTGACGACCGCACGGCGGGGTGGGTGGCAACCATGTCATTCCAACTGCCATACGGCCACAACATTTGTGAAATTCCTACCTAAGATACATTTACCCTAAATACCCCAAGCAATGCCAACTCCAATTTTACAACAAATGCTCGGACAGGGCGGCACGATGGAATTCGTGGACGCTGCCGTCACGGGCAAGAACTTTGACTTTATCGTGGTGAACACCGCCGCAACTTTTACGACCCTCACAGGTACAGGAGGGGAAAATCTGCTGACCGCTTACGCAATGAGCGGCAAGTCCGTGTCTGCGGGCATCGTCATCAGCGGTCGCAATGGCGGGAAGATTACTGCCGTCACTCCAAGCGTCGGTAGCGTCATCGGTTACACCTTCCTGTAAGCAATGTTTTTAGGGTACGGCTACGGCTATCCGATCAACCCGTTCCAAGGTTCGTTCCTTGCGGCTTCGGCTTGGGCTGCCTTTAACACCCGTGCTGATGCGGACGGAGCAACCACGGCAGAGGCGGCGGTCAGTAATTGCCTGTTCGGGAGATTCGCTACGATTTACAACTTCTAAGAATGCCGACACCTTCCCTCCTGATAGTACCTGCTCGCTTCAAGTCGGGCAAACTTTACTCCCAGTTACCAACCAGCGGAGCGGGGGACTTTACGGTTACCCGTGCGACCAACGCAACCCGTGTAAATGCCAGCGGACTGATTGAGTCGGTGGCTTCGGGGATTCCGAGGTTGGACTACTTCGCAAGCGGTGGAACGGTTGGATGTCCTGCGCTTTTGGTGGAGCCGAGTGCGCAGAATTTGGTGTTTCATTCATCCGATTGGACAAGCAATTGGAACGCTGGGTCTGCAAGTGGAACAACGATTGTCACAAATTCAGCCATATCGCTTGCGCCTGACGGAACGGCCACGGCAAACGAGATTTATCCGACAAGTGGAAATACAAACCATGTAAGGACATCAAACTCAACAACTGCCGTCACTTATGTAAGCGGCACAGTTTACACTCAATCGGCTTTCTTTAAGGCTGGTATTGGCGTTGGAATGCAAGTGCAATTACAGGGTCCAGCCGCACGATTTGCCCAGTTAGGCTACGCAAATTTTGATTTAATTAATGGATTGGTTTTTGTTGTAAGCGGAACAACCGCAGACACAAATAGAGCCGCACGAATTGAAAGTTATGGGAATGGTTGGTATCGTTGCAGTTATACGGCGACCTGCACATCGGCTGGAACAGGAGTTGGATTTGCTGCAACTTTAATAGCCGCAAGTGGAGATACTCGTTTGCCGTCATTTTCAGGTACGGTCACGGATTATCTTCTTGGCTGGGGCGCACAACTTGAAACAGGCTCGGTCGCAACTTCCTACATCCCCACTACCACCGCAGCAGTCACCCGAAACGCAGATGTCATCTCCGTGAGCGGAGCGGTCAGCGGGGCGATAGGGCAGACGAGCGGGACATTTTATCTTGATATAGCCTATGCATTAAGAGGCACATCAACTGGTAATCGTTGGCTTGAATTAAGTAGTGCAACTAACAATATTGGGTTAGCCGTTGCTGGGACGGATTTGGTTAGAAGCATTGTAAATGGTCAATCCGATATTCTTACAACACCATCAACTGCATTAGGAATTAAAATCGCTTGGGGTTATGATGGTTCGGGAGTGGTTCTTTTTGTTAACGGAACTCAATATACACTTACAAACGGAGGAGCGCAGGTGATAACTTCTCTTGATAAAGTGCTCATTGATATGAGTTCAACCGCAGGAACAAGGATGGCTTATGCCCGCATCCGTGCTGCTGCACTATACACCACCCGCCTCACCAACGCTGAACTCGCAGCCCTCACAAGCCTTTAACAATGGCCACCTTCCGAAAATACGAGTTTGCCGTTTACGCTGACTTCCGCACCATCTACGATGCAGAAGCCTCGCCAAATACCTGTGTTGAATTGGGCCGAGTCAACGCCGACAACCCCAAGGCGTACTGCGTGGACATCCTTTGGGAAGGCGAAGAGCCAAGTTATTGGGTGCGCCATCAAGTGTGGCCCGACCCTTGCGGAGTGCATTCCTTCCTCGGTTGGGATGCTCAATACGCCGCTGACTACAAAGAATTTGCAACACCGCAAAGCAAATAACATTTCCAACCATGGGACTATTTCGCAAACGCAACCCCGACCAACCAAAACTTCCTTTTATGCAATCAGCCATCATCGCACTACTTCGCCACTTGCTAACATTTATCGGTGGTACACTCGTCGCCAAAGGATTACTTGACGCAACCGCCCTGCAAGAAATCATCGGTGCGTTAATTACTTTGTTATCAGTAGGTTGGATGGCCGTGGAGAAAGTAAAGGGTAAACCCGAAGCACCCAAGGCGTGAACTTGATTGAAACCACTATCATCGGCACGGTCAGCGCTATCGTTGGCGGTGCGGTTGCTTGGCTTACCAAAGGCAAATTCACGGCCGATAGTTTGCAGGTCAAGCAAGCCCAAGCCGTGCTGGCTATGTGGCAGTCAACCGCCGAGGCCCAGCACAAAGAGTTGACCGAATTACGCAATGAACTTGTAGTTTTGCGTCAGCGGATAGAGAGTTTGGAGAACACAATCCAAGCCCTTGAAGCCGAGAACGCAAACCTCAAATCATTGCAATGATTCTACCAACCACTAAGCACACTCGCAACATCCACGAAGTCACCTGCCAAAGCGGGCAGGAGTTCTTGTTAATTTCCGACCTGCATTGGGATAATCCGCACTGCGATAGGGGGCTGCTGACCAATCACCTAAAGGAAGCCCAACGGCGCAACGCAGGAGTCATCGTCAACGGTGACTTTTTTTGTTTGATGCAAGGCAAGGGCGACCCAAGACGGAGCAAGGAAGACATACGGGAAGAACACAACAACGCCCGCTACTTGGACTCCATCGTCAACACGGCGGTGGAATGGTTTGCACCATACGCAAAGAACCTTTTATTGGTCGGCTACGGGAACCACGAAACCAGTATAATCCACCACCAAGAAACCGACATACTGCAACGCTTCGCAAGCACGCTGAACTACGCCACGGGGTCAGCAGTTGAAGTCGGTGGCTACGGAGGAACCATTGACATCCGAGTGTTGCACGATGCAATCCGTGGGGTCAACTTCGTAGTGCATTATTTTCATGGGAGCGCAGGGGGTGGGGTGGTCACACGCGGCGTAATTGCCGACCAACGCCTCCTTGCATCCACCGAAGGCTACGACTTGACTTGGATGGGCCATGTCCACGAACTCTACTATCACCAAAACATCATCCACCGCTATGACCGCTCCACGAAGACGCTCCTTCAGAAACCTATTCACCAACTTAGGACGGCGACTTACAAAGAGGAATGGGACGGAGGCTACATGGGCTTTCATACTGAGCGAGGCAGAGGCCCGAAACCTCTTGGCGGATATTGGATGAAGCTGGAAACGAGCCGCAATGCCAGCAAGGACAACAAGGGACCAGAGTTGCAACTCCACGCCACCTTCACGCCTGCGGATAGGTTGTATTAATCCCAAAAACTACGCATGACGAAGCGGTCATGTATAGAAAACGGCGTTTTTGATGTACGATTCCTTCGTACAACTGTCCCGTTTTTTCCAAAATAAACTGGACATTCGGGGAATCAATTCTCCAGTATCACCCGCAAAAGAGAGATTATTTTCCAATAGTAGCGGATTCCGCTACCTTCCGCAAAGGATTACTCTGCATGAATTTTGCCGCATTATCCCTACAAACCCCCGTTAATGACGGGTTTCTCGTTCACCCCTCCTGCGTATCGGAGGCCGTTAGGTACAGGTAGCCGTACTCCTTCTCCGCATTAAACTGCGGGCAGGCTTTGTTGACCCCTGGGAAGTCCCTGTGTCCGCAGATGCGGGCCTTGGGGTACTTCTGCAACCAAGAGAGTAGGACCCCTGCGATGGCTTGCCTCTGCTGGATGGTGCGGTCATCCGAATCCTTGCCCCCGATGTAGGACACATGGAGGGAGGTGGCATTGTGCCCCTGCACCCCGTTGGTGACTTTGTCATCCGTAGCAAGCGTGAGGATGTTCCCGTTCGGTTCGATGATCTTGTGGTAGCCCACGGCCTTCCATCCCAACCCCTCCTTCCAATGTTTGCGGATGGATGCTATGGTGGTGTTCTTCGGGGTAGCCGTGCAATGCACGACGAGGTGGGTGATGTTTCTCATGGTTAATCTATAAATCCGTGACCTTGGAAAAAGTGCCACAAGCGGTGGGACAAAATCGCCCAACCAAGGGCGAGAAAATTATTAGTTTCGTAGGAACCAGCGGGGCAATCCATTCGGTACTTTCTCATTCTTCGGGGTTAAGGAGTGGGTAGTAGCAAACGGTATGGTCTTCGTCCTTGGGTAACTGGGAGGCCGACACTTCGTGAATCCCCGACCATTGAGCCTTGGCGGGGTCGTAGCCCAGCAACTCACAAGCCCTGCGGTATTCGCACAGGAGGGCGTGGTTCTGCTCCAGGTCAGCGGGCGATACCGCAATCATGAGCCGCTCCAAGGCGTTTGTAAGGGCTTTGGCGGGTCGGGTAGAGTGGTAGGTCATGATGCAAATTTATACCCGATAGCGTCAAAATATGGCGAAAGCAGAGAGTTTTGAAAATCTTATACCGCATCGGGTGTAAATTTCCCAAAAGAAAAATGACTACAATGGTCGCAAAAGGGTAGAGGCGTTGTAACTTTGTCGGACACCAACCCCAAAACCATGACCCAAAGAATTACCGAGTACCCCGTCATCGTCGTAGAATCAACGACTGACCCCGTTTCCAAAGAAGTTTGCGGAGGCGACCAATACACCCTTGTAAGATCAAAGAGCAAGCGTTCGGCTTTTGCAATAGCCAAGTGCCTTAAAGATGAATACGAAGTCCATGTGTACGAAGAAATCAACGCTAACATCTGCGGCCATTGGATTTTCAAGAATGGCGTGATGACCCACAATATGTT